TGCAGGGCGCTATCTAAAAAAGATTTTAAGAATCTTTATAGTGTGCATTGCATAACATTGTTTGGTGTGAGAAAATACACCTTGTTTTATGGGCGATTGGCGCAGCGGGAGCGCAGCTGCCTTACAAGCAGAAGGTCACAAGTTCGAATCTTGTATCGCCCACCATTTTCTATCGTGCATTTTTAATGCACGTTTTTTGTTTTGTGGGCGCTTAGCTCAGTGGGAGAGCATCACCTTCACACGGTGGGGGTCGCTGGTTCGAACCCAGTAGCGCCCACCATTGTTTTACCTGGTCAGCGGCTTATTGCGTGCTGACTTTTTTGTTTATTTACTCGTAAATTTTGCTTTTAGCCACAATTTAGCCACAATTATGCAAACTAGGGAGCCTTTCGGCTCCCTCAATTAGTCTATGGCTAATCTAATTAGTCATGTGATTAGACTATGCCGCATCCAAGTACTGTGCGCTTACGTAGCGAGTACCAGTGTATGCCTGATACTTACCCCATCCATTAGAGATTGTAACGTTGTACAGCGTATAACCGTCACTAAGCGTGCCAGTAATGCGGTAGTTAGTACCTGGGCCAGTACGTACATTAAGGCGTGTATTTACGTCGACCACATACGTACCAGATTTAGCAGTTGATACACTAGACGATCCAGCTTTGCTCAAGTAAGCAGTGCTGACCCAGCCAGATGGGATGCGTGCCCAACCGTTAGTGCATTCGTAGACCGTTACTCGCGTGCCATTCTTAAGACATCCGTTGGAGTACGCATGAGCTTTAGCATTAGCGGTCAGTTGGCTATAGCTCTTCTTGGCGTAATTCACGCCAGGGCCAGTACGTACGTTGAGTGCAGATGCAGTTACGGTATAAGTGCCAGGAGATACATACGATCCGCCGCCGCTACCGCTAACAGCAGTACCGCCGCCGCCTTGATTAACGCTGCCGCCATTGCCTACTTCGCCGGTCTGCATGTATGCGGCAACTGCTGCTTCAAACTGAGACCAGCTCTTGCCGTACTGGGCGAAATAGCCAACAGGATCGGTGTGATCAGAACCACCCCAACGAAGCGCAGCCTCGTTATGCGAGATCAGGCGATCGATGCCCCAGCCTTTGTTATGCAGATAGTCACCTGCCCACTTAACAGCTTCAGTCCACTGCTTATTAAAATCAGCTTGGTTGGTAGCGTGACAAAGTTCGATTCCAACCGTGTAGGCATTACCATTGCCGACATGCCAAGCCTTGCGGTTATCAGCCATCGTATGGAACACGGAAGAACCATCAACATCCATGACATAATGCACAGCGTAGGCTGGATTGTTAGACCAGTAAGTCACATGGTTGTCATCGCTTGCCCCAGGATTTGCGGTTTCGTGGATTACGAGATAAGACGCATTAAGCGATCCATGGCCATTAGCTACGATACGCTCATATTGGGTATAAGCAAACGCAGAGCCAGGCAATGTTAGCATCATGGCCATAACAAGCGCCATCATGACAGCCATTAGCTTAATGGCCTTCTTATGCTCCTCCTGGAGCTTTTCCTCATTCTCCACTGGACTTCACCTCCTTATCTGCTGTTGCTGTGCTAAGCACCTGCTGTACCGTCACCTTGTCGGTAGACGTTGCCGTGATCTGCTTGCTCGTGGTATTAGCGGAAGCTGCCTGACCATCTACATACGCTTCGCATGCAGCGTAAATACCAGTGCCAACTACCGCCATCAGTCCACCTGCCATAGCCATGGTGTCGTTGCCAGTTGCAAGACCAGCAATGCCAGTGCCAACAGACACGAGAAATGCACCAGCGGCAAGCCAGAACTTACGACTTGTAAGCTTGCTATTCATATCGCACCTCCTTTTCCTTACATTCCGACCGATCGAACTAACGCAAGGACAATGAGGGCAATTACACCTGTGCCAATAGCTCCGCCAACTGCACCAAGAGCCGAATCCTTAATCCGCTTAGCATCCCTTGCAGGCTGATCCTCGATCGCGCTGATGCGCTGGTCATGCTCGGCGAGCATGCGATCGTGCCGCGCGAATATCTTGCTGTTCTGCTCCTCGATATCAGTCAGCTTCTGCACGTTAAGTCGTAGGTCAAATTGACCTTCTTTAAGCTCGTCAAGATTCTCGCTGTGCTTGTCCAGTCTGGTGTCGTGATGCTTTATTGCGCGAGCATGCTCGCTATGGTCTTGGCAGAATTCGGATGGCATTTTCGTCCTTTCGTCTGCCTAATAATCTGTTTAGTGTCACTAAAAAATCCCAAGCTAAACCACTCGAAATCGACGGGAAAATAGCTTGGGATTTAAGAAAGGAAATCAATATGAACATCAATGAAATATCAGTCGCATACCTCGAAGAAAAAGAACAACGCCGCCGCGCATCCACCGTCGACGGCTATAGGTCGTCTATTAACCTGTATATACTGCCCGAGTTTGGAAAGCAGGAAATAGAAGCAATTGAGCCAGAAGCGATCCAAGCATGGGTCGATAGCTTTGAAAAACCAGGAGCAGCCGAAAAAGCCTTTAAGTGCCTGCGCCAGCTTTTCAACTGGTCAATAAGAAAGTATCGTTTACGTATATGGAATCCAACTCAAGGCATCGAACTACCAGCAAAGCCGATTTACCGTCCGAAAACCATCACAGCAAACGAAACCGCAAAACGCCTACGTGGCTTTTATGGGCATAAAGACGAACCCACCGTCATTGTCGGCTCTACGCTCGCGCTCCGTCCTGGCGAGAATTACGGCATCAAATGGGATGATATTAACTGGCGAAATGGTGCGGTATCCGTAAGCCGTAGCCGCCAATATGTGCGCGGAGAAGTGGTTATCCTGCCGACCAAGACACGAAAGTCCAACCGCATACTCTATCTACCGAAGTTCGCGAAAGATCGCCTACATGTAATCTGGTTAGCTCTTGGTAAACCTAAAGGCTTTATAAACCCTGATAATCCTCAAAATATCGCACGGCGTATAAAGTCATTTTGCAGGCGAAATAAACTTCCCGATGTATCCATGACCAACATGCGCCACTCATGGGCAACAATCGCCGTCGAAGCAGGTATCGCAATAGAAACGGTCGCAATGTTTTTAGGCCACAGCAATATCATGACCGCCTATAACCATTACATCGTGCCGCGAAAATCCATTATTAAACAGGCACAACATATATGGCAGGATTACTTGTTTGACCATGCACCAAAGATCACTAACACGTCACTCACAGCATCACTGACAATTGCGAGTGATTGAGTGAGTGATGGCATTCTATATCCCATATTCAGGTACGCACCAGGGAAAACGTTAGCTTCAACGTCACCAGCAGCGCGTCACAACCTGTTACATCAATTAGCGGATTTACCGATATTGACCCTGATTCTATTGTTGCTTTTATTCCCGTTATCTCGGCGTGTTCCGTTTCGTCAGTCAACGCTGCTGCTCTATGGAATACCGATAACGGACACAACGACTTGCAGCTTGTTACATCGCAAGCTCAGACCATTAAGGTTAATTTGGCTGTGATTTATACCGTCGATTAAGTGAGAGCATTCTATATACCAAATCGTCACAAAGCAGATAGAGCCAACCGACATAAACAGTGGGAGATCATTGTATGTAGACACGTCCGAAATAGAAGGTTATTACCCTATATCTGCGACATATGCCAGAGGAGCAACGCAGCCTGTATGTGCGCCGTCAGGCGTTATTTACACGCCTGGGGCTGCGCCATATATCCGCATAATTAATACAAGCACAACCACCGAAAGAATCGAAGGAACGGTCTATTTTCTTTTCATCAAAAAAGACTTGCTTTGATAGCATTCTATATCCCAAGAAATAGGAACGTCAGGAGTATGGCATTACATAAAGCACGCTAATGGCTTTGCCGAAGCATACACTGGCAAGGACGACACTGGAACGTTTAACGGATGGAGCTTTGCGAATAAATGGGACTACAGCTATATTGGCGGAAAGGGGTCGGGATATCAGTCAACACCAGAAATCGACCTTCCGTTTACCTTTATTGAGGTCTACGACTTCGGAATTGTCGCAACAACGGGGAATGGTTCAACTTCCTGCACAGCGATGCCAACGGGAAGTTATTCATCGCAGATGGGAGGCTCCGTTACTAAATTCCCTGGATTCTTTCTTGTAAGACCTTCGCAAGATACTACACCAACCAATCTTAACGTGTTCCGATATATACGTGGTCGCTGGAAGTAATACTCGCTAATCGTTAGTTAGGTAAACGAGCTCGCCATCTACAATGTTTCCAGTACCTATTCCAGCAGCGGTGTTTGTGTTCATAATGGTTATCACTCCATCAAGACCAATAGAACATGACACTGTTTCTACAATATAGTTTCTGCTTTCTTTATGCACTTTAAGGGTTGCTCTGGTATAGCAGATGGGCTTTGGCATGTTACTTGACAGCACCACGTAGCCATTAGCTGGTATTCCACCAGATAGCACTGAATTGTTAAGAGATACAATTACAACACTGCCAGAACGAGCAATTGTATAGCTTCCTGCAGAAACATTAGATAACGGTATATCCAATTCTTCTGATTGGGATATAGAATCCCGAAACTTTGCGTTTGACTGGAATTCAGGCACCAAAAGGATTGGATCTCCGGGAGTAATACCGTCATATTCGATACGGAAAATAGGCTCATCGTGCACGGAATCGACACCATCAAGAATGTTACCAGTAATTACCGACGGATCAGCTGGAGTGCCAGTAGTGGCAGTACCATACTTTACAATCCATGATGCAGATTCGACACCAGTACCTTCGGCCTTCTCGTATCGAGCGCACACAAGAGCATTACGTTTTTGGCCGCTTACGCCAGATTGCAAGGCGATCTCTTCCGATTGCACAACGGTAAAATGGTGTCCCTGGATCATTAGATCGCCAGTATCTACTACAAGTTTGTTTGCTGTTTCCAGTGTGGGTTCAAGCTTGTTCTGAGTATCTAGCAAATAGGCATCATGACCAAAAGCTACAGCATTGACGTGAGCCATGTCTATGGGGTCTACGTGTGCCTGTCCAGCAAAGCCAGTTACAAGTTCCATTACTCATCAACTCCGTTCAGCCATGCTTGAAAATCTTTGTCTTCTTGCTGAACGAGCTCTTGGTATTTCGTTTTATGTTCAGGGCATAGGTAGTATTCAGTCGATACACCGTTGGAGTCTATGCGGTCGAACTTGCCCCACGCTGCTTCACGAGCGCCACCTACTTTGATGTGTTCCTCAGTTCCGCAATTTTTCTTATCACAAGTCCATTTACTGTAGTTAGTATCAACGCCCATGCCATAACCTCGCTTTCGTTCAGTGAGGTTATGGTCTTGGTAGTGTCACTTAGGCTGTTCTTACCCAGCGATGGAACTCGAATCCTGGGCAGTATTTCCAAGTCCCGCCGTATGTAGTTGCAGGGCTTGTCGATGAGGTGCTTTCGTATACGGATCCTACTGGATGTGCCGCTAAAAAGCCAGCAGCTTCACTATCTCCCGTTGTGGTGATTGTTATATTTTTCGATCCGTCAAATTCCGCCGATCCATTGACGGCGCCAGTAAGAGCAATGGTGCGCTTGTCTTGCAGCTTAGATGCACTTACAGCATTGCCAGTTTTCGACAATGCCCCAATGTCGTCTGGCGTTATAAGCATCGCTATACCTGCTGCAAAGTTAGCTGGAGTAACTGCTTTGATGATTGGATTTGTTGAGCTTCCGTCACCATCAACAAGTGCAACATAAATACTTGAAATATCTGTAGCTGTAAATTCTTGAACGCTGTTAGCGATCAGGTTGAACAGGCTTGCTGTTGCCGTACCTCCACCAAGCCCCCCGCGGGATATAGGCAAATAGCCTGATGTGATGTTGCTTGCACTGTGGTTATGCTCGGAGTTTGCTTTATCATCGAGAGCACCTTTGACCGCCTTGTTCTGTACGGGATTAGTGCTTGTGCTGCTCAGCTCGTCGTCGACGACCGTGTTGTTGGCGTCTTCCTCCACTCCGTCGAGCTTAGCCTTGTCTGACGCGCTCATGAGACCTTTAGCTTCTTGTGTCGCGGTATTACTTGGGAGCGTAACCATCCTGCCTTGGGCGCTTGTCACGTGTCCTGTTGCGTTTATGTTCATGCGGGCGCCAACAGTTACGGTATCTCCCCAGTCGGCGGTTACGTTGCTAGTAGGGCCATAGGCACCAGCAGATACACCGCTGTTGTCATGCGAAAGCGATGCCGTACTGCCATCCCTTGCTGCGCTCAGTGGACTAGCTGATTCGATTGTAGCCACCGCTCCGTCTGCCGTAGCCTGGGCGGCATCTGCGGCGCTTTGCGCTGACGAAGCTGCTGCAGCGGCATCGGACGCTTGCTCCTTTGCGTCTGATGCCAGTTCGCTTACTTCTTCTAGGTCAGCTGCATCGACGTCCGCGTTGATGGTGCGACCTGTGATAGTGATACCTTTACCTGCAGAGTAGCTAACGCCACCGCCAGAGCTCTCAGAACGTCCAGTCATGGATTTACTGGCTGATGTATCACCAACTTTGTATGCAATGCTTGCAAGGCCGTTAGAGCTGATTGTGACGGTCTTGTAAGTAACTTCAGTTGCTACGTAGATTCCAGTGATTGGATCAATTGCGCCAACAAGATCGCCGATATCAAGCACCCGCCCTTCAGGTATGTCGACCTTGACGGTATCACAGTTTTGCAGCTCTTTGAGTTTTTCTTGGCCCTTCTCGTTTAGCTCATTACTGTCTGCATTGGTGTAGTCATATATCAGAGTGTTTTCATCTGCTCCAAAAAGGCTTTGGGTCGTGGATACATTGCCATTAGCATCAGCGTAAAAATGCAGGACGATTCGGTTCTTCAGCTCGCCTTCGCCAAGGCATACAAGATGATTGACTGGGAGGTAATCCTTGTCGATCTCTAATTCGATCTGTGTGGTGTCAAGCTCATCGCTGTCGGAATAGTCGGCAATGGGTTCGGCGGAGAGCACCATCATGCCACCGTCGAAAGTCATCTTGAGTTTAGCTGATGAAGCATTAAGCATAGCGAGAATAGCGAAGTACCCGTATTCGTAGCGGACCTGGTAGTCCACAGTAATGCCGCTTGAAGTCATTGGTGAGGTGAAGGTATCCTGCAGGTTCATTCTTTCAATGAGGCTGCGGATTATAGCATGAGCTTCTCCGGTAAGAACAAGATAATCTTGTCCGTTATCTGGACCAAGGACATGGGCATTTAGTAGACCGTGCCACGTCATTCCTTTGTAGGTAATAACATCCTCTGTAGTGTTTGTACCAATGCCAGTTATCTTGCCGCCATACTCTGTGCCTTCGATGTATACGAGAGCCTTGTCTTCTAGGCGGATCTTCGAGTTGCGATCGATGGATACCTCGAAAGTATTTGCTTGTTCACTTTCATCGCGTCCGTATTCAAGATCGAGCGTTGCGTTATTCAGCACGCCCTGATCGATACGATTAGCATCGGTGTAAATCAGTTGCTCCATGGGTGCTGACTCCTCTCGTAGTACTTCACGACATCGAAATCAAAGGAGTTGTCCCATGACAAGGTATTGTTTCCTACGGCTAGTTTTTGCCATATGTATTCACCAGAGCCTTTAATACCCTTGTTTCGATTGTTGAAGCAATTGGTTACGTTGCCATAGAGATTGATTAGCTTGATGCTTTGATGGTCCTTTCTGGTACAGATTTCAAGCCTGGATCCGTCAGGTACATTGACGTTGACCTGGTAGATATTTCCGCCAATGTTCACGTATGGGTTAAGAGCTGGGCCATAGATGCGAATAAGTATGTCGCATGGCATGAGCGAGCTGTTGATGATATTTTTGCTTGATCGTGGACGCTTGAAGTCAAACGGGAAGTCAAACGGGAAATCGAGGTAGTCGGAATCCGACATAGTGTCGATCTCCATTCTGAATTGCTCTAGCTCCTCCTTAATCCAAGCAGGATAGGGGATATGGCAATCCATAGTCATCTCTGCGAATCGATCATCAAAATGGTAGTTGTCGAAGGAACACTTTCTCATGAATAGCTCGACATACCAATCATTGACATAGAGCTTACCTGGCGTCGGAGCCTCTTCACTGTCGGGTAGCATGGTTAGGTTATCTTTTTCCGCGATTTCGTAGATTTGATCACGCAGGAGCAGACCTTCTTCTTCGGTGTCGGCAGCAATGCCTATAGGCAAATCCTTATCGATAGGGCTTCGGGTGAACGAGGACACTTTGCCGTTAACCTCATTGGGCGTCCATTCCCAGTCTCGAATCGCATTGGCGAAATAATGCAGAGGGCCACCGTCGCCAAGTGAAATGGTTTCGTTTTTGTGGTTGACGTATTTTATGGCCATATTAAAAGGCATCTACACTACCTCCCTTTGCATGCGTCCTAATTCACGGCGGTTGTATTTGATCTGTACTGGACTTGCGAGTTTCGCTGAAATGTTCTTGTCCATCTTGTCGATGCGTGAAGTTACCTCGTCGAGCTTTGAGACAATTGAATTGAATCCGTCACTTAGATCAGCGGTAAAGTTGGTGTTATCGATTGGTGCCTGAATAATGCTTGCTGTAGATACTTGAGCAAGCTGAGCTGACATGTTGTCCGGTATTGCAAGTGAGCTGAGTTGTCCATCAATGTTGATCATTGGCAAAGAGGTGTTTTGCACCTTCTTGGCAATGCTATTTGCGATTTTTACGGACGCATCTTCAATCAGGCTAATCTTTCTCAGCATGCCGCCTGCTAGGTTCTCAACCAAATGCTCGCCCCAGACAGCTTCGCCGCGTCCGCCTTCGCGCAGAATACCTTCCTTAGGAACTGAGTGACCAAGGATGTTGCTTACCGTACTTGCGATAGAGTTTGCCGCATTAGCTACCCAATCAACCGCGCCGCTAAGACCATTCGCGAAGTTTTGTCCAAGATGGCTGCCCCAATCGCCACCTTGGCTTCCTGCTTCTTCGAGTGGACCAGTAGCAGCATTAGCGTCTCCCTGAGCTGCTCCACTAATGCCCCCTTGACCACTGCTTAGGCCACTTGCATATGCTTGCGAGCCACCGGATCCTGCTTGACCAAGCTTATCAATGGTGCCAGTACGAATAGCTTCGGCAATCTGATTGATACTCGCTTGCCCACTGCTGTAGGCGCTCACGATCTGCGCTATCTGGGTAGGGGTGAGGTTAGCCAGATCCTGTTGACTTATCCCAACGCTTTCGAGTTGGCTCTTAAAGTCGCTAACGTTGTATCCAGCATTAGTAAATCCTGTCCAAGCATCCGCAAGCGCACTCATCTGATCGGGCGTTGCTGCTGCGAGCTGCTCTTGCGACAAGCCAATAGCTGCCATGTCAGAAGCAAACTTATTAACATCGATACCTTTTTGAGACAGCGCATCGTAGGCGCTAACAATCGTGTTAACTTGGTCTGGAGTCATACTAGCAAGGGTCTCTTGTTTGATGCCTAGCGCATCAAGATATCCGCCCATAGATTCAAGCGCGATGCCAGATTCTCCCATAGCATCAAGCCATGTTTGACTTGTCCCAATAAATGCCGTAACGCTTTGCGCAACACCATCCATCGAGTTGCTATATGACTCAATGGTGCCTTTGGTGGCGTTCATTGTTTCTTGCTGCTTTCGGAGGTCTGCTTCTCCGTTAGCAATCTGCTGCGCTAGATATTCGTTACTTGATCCTGTTGCTTCGTATTGAGCTCGCAGCTCTTCAAGAGCCTGCTTTGATGTCTGGTAGGTTTGCTCTTGTTCAACAAGCGTTTTTGTTGCTTCGGCAATTGAGTCTGCATAGGCTTGCGCTTTGGCGTTTTCAAGCCATGCATCAGCATTGTTTCTGATCTCGTCGGCTGATTTCGACAGTGCGCCTGACGCTGCATCGGTTACCTCAACCGAATCGCCAGTTATCGAGTTGTATTGTTCAACCGCTCGCTGTAAATCTCCTTGCTGAGATGCAGTTAAACCAGTCTGCTCTGCAAGTTCTTGGATTGTATCAACATAGCGATTAAGTAATTGTTCATTGGTATAGTATTCAGCCCATGTGTCCTGGAACGATTGAGCCATCTCGGCAGATTTAGCGATGGAGCTATCAATTGCATCACTGTAGCTTTGCCACGAGTTTATACCAGATTCAGCTGCATCGTTTGTGCCATAGACCGCTTCTTGAGCGCTTTCCTGTGCGGTAATAAGTCCGGTAGTTGCCGATTCGAGATTTCTAACTTCAGTAGCGTAACTAATGATCTGATCTACAGCGAATCCTGCCAGTAGAGCAACCAAGACACCGCCTAATGCGACTCCTGCGATTCTCAAAGCACCAAGGTCAGATGCGGTGTTTTTTAGCGTGGCGCCCCAAGTGGTAGTTTTGCCGTCGGCGTCGGTTATCTCTTTAGTGAGAAAACCAACAGCGCTACCAGCAACATTAAAGCCAGCACCAGCAACCTTCGCTGCGGGACCCACGCCAGCAAGAGCAAGCACGAATTGCAGAACGCCAGCTTGGCTTTCTTCGCTCATGTTGCTGAAGCTATCGAGCGCGCCAGCAAATACTTTCACTGCGCCAGCGCCACTCTTTAATACGCTTTCCAAGTGCGGCATTAATGATTCAACGAATGGCCCAAGAGAATCGGTAAGATCACTTAGTGCTGCAGTGAGATCCTTGTATCCATCAGTGTCTTTGATCGCCATCAAAGGCTTTTGCACGGCATCTGCCATGTTGGATAACACGCCAGTAAGCGTTTGTGCCTGCTTGGACATCATGCCGCCGAAATCGCGATTCATACCGTCTTGCAAAGCTTGTATTGCAGTATCAGCGTCTACTACACCATTGGTAACCATTTGCATGGCGGTAGGGATGTCGCCATTAGATATAACGTCAGCTAAGTATTGCCAAGCTGGGATACCAGTCTCGGTTAGCTGCATCATTTCTTCTGCGGACACTTTACCCTTGGCGTTCATTTGGCCAAGAGCGCGTGTGATTTGATCGATTCCAGCTTGGCCTGCACCAAGGCCAGATGCGGCATCACCAATAGAGGTGAGCAACGGGATGCATTCTTCTGCTTCAAATCCCATTGCGATGAGTTTTTGAGTGGATGATTCAAGACCTTGCAGCTCGAATGGGGTGTTAGCCGCAAAGTCTGCAAGGTCTTCTAACATCGAGCGTGCTTTTTGAGGACCAAGCATTGTTTCGAATGCAATACTGGCCTGTTCCGCTGCGGCTATGGTGTCAAACGAAAACTTGGCAGCCGCGCCAGCAGCAGCGGCTAATGGGACGGTAACGCCCATGGTCATGATGTTGCCGAAATTAGACAAGCCATTACCTATAGTGCTTAGGTTTGTTGCCATGCCTTTAGATTCACGTTTAACCTGGTCTACTAATCCTTGTACTGCTTGCTTAAACTGCTCGATATTAGCAGTAATATCAATCTCAATCTGCCCGTCAGCCATCCATGCCCCTTATGTGTCTATTGTGGGCTGCCTCCTCTCTGGTACGGGCTGGTAGCATGAGGGCTTGCTGTCTCTCCCTGTAGCTTGCCCTCATTTGCTTGTTTAGATTCTTGTCGTCCAGATCAACCGCACGTATTCTGATGGCTTCCATGGTCTGTGAAGTGTCACTAAGGCCGTCGAATAAACTCATAAAGCGCCACCAGTGCATATCAGTTTTAGGGTCGGTTAGGTCGATGTGGTACTCACGTTCGAAGTCAGATACGACCCTCACGGCATCGTATTTCCAATCAAACAGACGCACTTTTTTCAGACGACGCTGCTGTTTGGTGGGTGGCTTTTCTGGCCCATGAATTGATTTGCGTTGGAGGAAATCAAGAGCTGCCGTTAAGGCTTCCTCGGTATGCACTACTGCAATTTGATAGGGAACTGATCCGTCGCTTTGTGGCTCATGCGGAAACGCTTTAAGTAGGATCACTGCCGCTTTCTTCCAATCCAAAGCTTTTGGATTATCGACTACAGTCCAAATATCTATCCAAGTGCGAAATGAAGTGTTGATGGGAACAGAAATGCCGCCAACATCAACTGTTGACGGCATCTGCTTGGTAAGGAGGTTAAGCATCTCTAGACACCAAATTCCTTAAAAAGTTCCTGCATAGAGGTTTCCTTTTGGGCGTCTGCGGCGGTCTTCTTGAGATAGGTAAGTAACTGCAGAGTTTCCATGAAGTTATTACCGCGACCCTCAAAGATTTCATCACATGCTTCCTGGCCGATCATGCCTGCAATGAGATTGCGCATTTCACGAAAGATGGAAGTCATCTTCGCGGTGTCATCAAGGCTGTGATTCTTTGCGAGCTTCTGGATACGAGCAACTACCTTCTTGGTCTCATCGATGGCATCAAGATCCCCCACACGTACCTGATACTCTTTACCATTAATTTCGACCGGGACAAAAGTCTGCTTAAACTCAAAACCCATTTATACATCCTCCTCATTGTTGGTGTCGAGTGCTTCTTCGTCCTCACCATCTGTGGTGGGGCTTGATTGCTCAGTCCCACCCGAAGCATCAGATGGTGGAGTTATTCCCCCGATGGAGTGAAGGTGCTGGTAGAAGAGTCCCAATCTCCTTCTTCCCAGGTTCCGTTATCAGCCATATCAAGAGTGCCTGTTGCCTTTACTGGCTCGCCAGAGTTTGGCTTAGAAAGCAGCTGGGTAGAAAGCAAAAATGGAGCTTTCTTTGCAAGTACTTTGGTTGCGCTAGAACCTTCAACCCAGGAGTAGACACGCAAGATCTCAACAGGAAGGTTCGATTTACCCTCGTTTTGCTGGAAGAAGGAATCAAGTGTGTTATTTCGGAACAAGTCCTTCTCATAAGAAATGGAAGCCTTGTTTCCTAATACGTACTTGGAGGGTAGGCGCTGGTCGATATAACTAGGCTCATATGCTTGCTCGTCTCCTTCATCTTCCCAAGAAAGTAGATGGGTAATGTCCTGCCACGAAGGAGATTCGCTGCCTGCAGTGTTAATAAGATATTTGAGTTCGTCGCCCCATACTGGTACTTCGGTATTATCTTCAGCCATGTTTGTGGCTCCTTTCTATTTATTCTGGTTTCTGGATATAGTTAAGGTCGAATGTCACTTGCCAGTCCTCGAAGGCGCTCGTGCGTCCCAAGCAGTAGGGGATTGATGCAGTTGGCTTTCGGTATGCGACGAAATCGGGAAGTATGGTTGCTTTTGGTAAGAATGCAGAAGTAACACTACGAAGGTACTTGTCTGCATCGAGCCTGTCTTGCTCATCTTCGGCAGCTATACGTAACGTCAACAAACATGGGAATGGACAGGCATACTCACCAGATATATAGCCTGTCGAAGCGTCGGTAGAACTGTTCCTGGTTGATAGCATAAGGCGCGGAAGTGGTCCAGGTTCGGCGGTTAACTCTTCGAAGTGTATTTCTACTTGCTCGCCATTTGCTTTTACAACCTCTTCAAACAGGTCTAGAATCTGTTTCGCCAGTTCAGGATTAACATAGTTCATTTGCTTGCCTCCTCTTTTGCTGCTTGCTCTCCCTCTTTAATCCATTGCTTGAGGTGCTTGCCCTCTGCTTTGCTGTACCAATCAGGACCTGTTCCAGGTGTGGTGTATTTCCAACCGCCAGGTGCGTTGTACTGCGGTGCTGCGTATGGTACTGCTGCACTGCCGTATCGAACCTTGCCAACTTCATAGTCGCTTTCCGTTTCTGCGGAAGCACGCAATTTACCCTCACGCTTAGGAACGTATGGCTCGCTATCACGCACAACTGCCTGAGATATGGCGGTTACTGCAGCGGTTTCCATAAGGTCTGCTTTCTGTAGAGCGAGCCCCACGTTAACTGCGGCTACACGAATCTGTATAGACCCGCTCATGTCAGCGTCAGCTCCCAGTGATGTATATGAGAGCCAATGTAGATAGGGGATGATGTCTCAACCGTAAAGGCATCTTGGGGTGGTTTCTCTTCTGTATGAGCTCCCATAATCACGCGATCACCCTTTTTGAGCGGTTCGGCTGATCCTGGCATCAACATTGTTACGCTGCGATTTGATGTGTCGCCCTGGATGCCTGGGGTAGCACCAAAGACTTCATCAAAGCGTACCCGCGTAAGGATCTCAGGCCCTTCCCAAATTGCCTGGCGACCTTCGGTTTCCTTAATCCAGGCAGTGACGGTGTGAGGATAAATACTCATAGCGCTGTCTCAATCAGATAGGTGCCTGATAAACACTGCTCAATCAGGTCATCGATGCCCATGGTTGGTGCATCGACGTATGTCTCGCTCACCTTCGATGCGGTATAGCTCGACACCGCTGGATCGTTGAGCGCATCGCATGCAATACAGCACGCGTTTTGATACGCAGTCAGTTCTTTATCAGGTAAATCGGACAAATCAAAAAGGCAGCAGCGCGCATTGACGCGCGCCACCGCCTTAGAAATAACTGCCTGGAAATCATCCTGGCTAAGTGACCCGCCAAACTCTTTGGAGTAATACTCGTATGTTGGTACTAGGCCAGCCATGACTATTCACCGGTTACCGTTACAACGCATGCTGCAGAAGTCTTATCTCCTACGGTTGCAGTGATATTGGTAGAACCAGCAGCTACACCAGTTACTAGGCCAGTATCAGGATCTACGGTTGCCTTGTCTGGGGCAGAAGATGCGAAGGTTGCCTTGCCGGCTTCTGCTGGAATTACCGTAGCACTAAGTTGCTTGGTTTCCTCAACGCCAATAGACATGGTCTTCTGAGAAAGCGTTACGGATTCGGCTGGCTTAGCACCAATAGAGCCAACAACTACCCAGTCAAGCAGCTCGGCATATAAGGCAATGCCGCAAATTGCCGTAGTCTCAGTAGTCATGTTCTTGTAGGTGGTGTCGTGGTGGACGCCTACATAACCAGTCTCGTCAGTCGTGAAATCAAACGCCTTAGCAATATCGGAATTGCGAGGGTTGGTGTAGTAGAGGATGAGATTATTCTTCGCAGTACCATAAACCATACCGCGCTCTACGCCAGAGTAAACGAGCACGTCATAGAGGCCCAAGAAGTTCTTGATATAAGTCATACCGAAGACAGTCTGTACCGTTACTTCGGTATCTTCAAGGTAGCTCGCGATATCAAGAGGGTTAACCATGTAGATAAGATCAGCGTCTGCTACATCGTAATCCTCGGTGATTACCTTAAGCTGGCCCCAAGTCTGAGCAAGTGCACCCTTAAGACCTACGCCAGTTGCACGACCAGTACCAGTAGGCAGGAAGTCAAAGAAAGACTGCTTAATGGTGCCCTGAATCTGGCGAACCATCTTATCGTCGGTATCGGTTACTGCCTGCTCATAACCCTTGTCGTTAATAGCTTCAAGGGAAGTTACCTTGCGGTATTTTTTGACATCAAGTTCGAAGGTATCAGCTACCTCGGTTTCGTAGTGAGACAGAGGGATATCTTCGCCTTCTCCTACCGTGCCGTCTTCAAGCTCTCCTACTACCTTGTAGACCTTAATTACCTGGCCTGGTACCTTTTCGATCTTGCGGGTAAGGCCAAGTACTTCCTGAAGTACGCGAATGCCTTCAGTAAACTGAGAAACAAAGTCAATCTCAGATACCTTAGCGAAGTCTTCAGCTTTCTGAAGTCCAGTTTCTGCTGACATGTGTGTTCCTTTCTATTCAAATAAATCTTGGTTTTCGGCAATCAAGCGACGTCGTTCTTGCGGGTCTTTGATTGCGACAATTTCAGCTTTGGTGATCTTCTTGCCAGCCCCACCAGGCGTACCTGCGCTTGATAACGTCTGTGTGTTCGTGGCTTCTTTCTGGAACAAATAGGGATAAGACTCAGCTAGTTTGGCGGTATCCAAGCCAGAGATATGGCCATCCTTAGCTACTTCGATTTCGTTCATGTCGAGATGGGCGATAACAGCAACCGTGTCGCTGCATCCTGCAGCTAAAAGTGCATTGGTAACAGTCAGCATCTTTTCACGTGCTGCCCAGTCGCTTGCAGCCTTGTCAGATGCGGCTTTCGCTTTTTCCTGGGCTTCCTTTACCGCTGCGTTTACATCATCCTGGCTTAGCGCTTTTTCCAGATCAGCGTTGAGCGAAGCTTCGCGATCCTTAGAGGCTTTTAGTTGCTCTTCAAGATCCTTAATGCGTGCCTCATACGATTCACGCTTTTGCTTCTGACCTTCATCTGGCTGACCTTTAGGGCCGCCTTGTTGTGCACCATTGTCTGGTGAGGGATTGGTGCTTTGCTGTCCTGGATCGCCAGCACCCTGCTTTGTGCCGTTGTCTGTATCTGCCATATTTGCTCCTTCCATCGAGTTTGATTCGGGCTTCTCTGCCCGCTTGGTGGTGCCACTCTTCGCTTGTGGCGTGCGAGGTGAGCCTCTTCGCTTGGCTCTTGCGATGGTTGGAGTATCGATGCGGTGTCACTCGGTATGCTCTTCTGGACTTTCTTCAGGAGCGTTGAAGTGTTCGCCGCATCCATTGGTTGGATGTAACAGCGGGCGAACTTGGATAATCTCGTCATTGCTTAGTGTCCATGTCTCAGGAGGGAAACGACGGCACTCTACTAAACCATCTTCATTGGGCTCGGTGGCAAATAGACATGTTGCGCAAGTTAGGTATTCGGGAAGTTGTTTGTTCAAACTAATCAGCAACCATTGAAATTACGTGAAGGATAAGGCAGATAGTAGATCCAATACAGATTCCCAATGCTAAAGCTGATCGTTCCCATGCGCCTTCTGGATCAGTGAGCTTTTCGATAAGATTTTTCATGTCAAGTCCTCCCTAATTTGATAGGAGAAGAATCGTGGATGTGTCACTGGTTATTTCGATTGTTATGGCTGTGATTGCTATTTGCGCAGCGGTATTTTCGTGTTGGCAGGCACGTATAGCTAAAGCAACATTTAAGAAGACGTTTAGTCCTTGCGTTATTGCGTATTTAGAACCTGCTCCTTCAGCTGGACTTGCTTGCCATCTTGTGGTGAAGAACATAGGCACGGAGCCAGCTACAGAAATAAAAATGATGGCAAGTAAAAATCTACCTGTTGATCCGAAATTAAAAGATATCGTTACAGATTTTTTAGATCAGGAAATTGCTTTTCTTGAGCCAGGAGGAGTTAGAAGAACATTTATTGGATCATTTCCTATATTAATAGAATTACAAAACGAAGATGCTTTAGTCACTATTACAACCAAAGAGACTGGCAGCAGTACTTATCCAATTAACGTACATTCATTTACTGCGACGGTTAAGGATTCAACTAATATTGAGATGTCTCTTGCTAAGATTGCAAAATCACTAGATAAACTAATAAAAAAATAACCCCGCTTAGTGCGAGGTCGCGTCTTAACTTTCAACCCTTTGGCGAGTCTCTTTGTCTTTTAACCATATTGCGTATAAATGCTTATCCAGCACGCGTTTAGCTGCTTCATCATCTGATTCATTTTTGTGCTTCCCTCTGTGCACAATAGCGAGAGCATACAAATAATCAGGGTCTTCGTTTATGTAATACGCGTTCTTTTCCATGAATTTATTATACCCTCTTAAAGCTATACTTAAATCCATATTTTGAAGAGTTATCTAGAAGCCAAGAATGCATAAAACGCCTGATAGAAATAAGGTCTTTACCATACTTATCAAGTGCATCGAAAAAAGCATCTTCGTATGCTTTTACGAACGTTCGAGGCTTAGTTTTTTGGTTGGGAATAAGCGAGTAAGTTCCTTCACGGCATACAGCATGTAATCCTAAAATCCCTGAGTCAGCTAAGAAAAATACATCGCTAAGCGAAAATGTTCCACCGTATTCATCAGGATGAGTATGAGCAAAAGAAAGATCAGACCATTTGTATCCATTAGGTTTTGTGAACTCTATCGAATGGCCCTCATTTCCATCAATGAACAAAATATCGTTTCCATCTTTGTCAAAAGCCATGCCTACTTCACGACCTGTAGTACCGCGATATTTTCTTTCAAATGAAGACAAATCTTCTATCCTGTAGCCGCTCCGTGTTCCTCTGCTCCAATATGAATAGTTCTTCAGCGCCCTAGGCTGGCTACTTACGCCATAGGCTTTCTCACGGTTGTACAAGCGCACCAGCTTGTTGTCTTTGCAATGCTTGTTTAGCATGCGCTGTTGCTTACCAAGCACGAGACGCTTCTGCACGTAGGTAGGACTTTCTAAGCCGAGGCCAGCACGTTCTAAACCAACTATCTCGCGCTTGGTCTTGCGGATTCTGCGTTCAAGCTCTCGCTGGCGCTGCAGATCTGCGTAGTATTCGTCGCTACTCTTGCCGTACTTTTCTTGTGCTGCTTTAAACTCTCTGTCGGGAAGTTCGGTAATCCCAGGAAAGAACGGGTATAGTCCGTGCCTGCAGTTGACACCTTTTAGTCTATCTCCAAGTGCTACGTTGGGCCCACGCAGACCTTCGTAACCTGTTAATACATAAAAGTCTGGGTAAGTGGTGCCATTCACTGTTTTTTCGCCTGACATGCAGCCTGGCAGACCTTGCCACTTGGCATGCGAAGGACGTGCGCCAAAGTGCGCAGAAGTAATCGCAAATTCATGGCCATAGCTTTGCATAGCTTCCAGCGACATCTGCCCGCCTACTTGGCTTACCTGACTTACAATGTGGCGTCGCAAGGCGACATCGACCATGTTTGATACAGTGGCTTTCCCATTGCGCCCATAATCAATGACCATGATGCCAGCGTTCATCAGGTCAACAACACCATCGGCGAGCGCCTTTTCGGTCGGCTTGGTGCCAAGCACTACTGCGTTAATAGCGTCTTGCGATACTTGGTACCACTTAGTTTCAGCCTGTTGCTCCATTAAGATATTTTGCCTGCGTACAATATCGGCAATCTGATCGGCAGTAGTTTTAGCTAGTGCGGCAAAGTGGGCGGTAGCCCCCATAGAAAAGTATGCTTCAGCAACGTCGGCTTGTTCTTGGCCATAGATCTTTTTTAGTTGATCTAGATCTGCTGCTGCTGATTCGTTGAGTGTCTTCTCAATTTCATCATGCACTTCATCGCTGATTGCATCCTGGTATTTTGCGAGGATTGTCTGTGCTTGCCCAGGAAAGATTTCGGCAAGTTGTTGCAAGGCTGCTTCATCTCCGAGTTTTGCAAAGTATTGTGCAAGATGATCGACCATAAGATCGCTCATCTCCTGCACATACTTTTCTTGAGTGCCGTGCAGGATTGTCTCCACCAAATCGTCGATCTGTTTTTCTGTAAGCGCCATGTATTATGCCTCGATGGGAATATCCAGCGCGCTCTCGTCATTGACGCCTTGTACCGCCTTGGCTTCTTCTTCGGTGTAGCCTTGCCAACGAACCATATACTTCCACGGCTCCAGCAATCCAGCCGCTACATCAGCACGGTCACGCTCACGCAAGCTATCGTCGTCTTGCATAATCGAATCGCCCAGGACTACGTTTACTTGTCCTGCAATGTCTTCTAGCTTCGCGGTACCTAGTTCGCGGTAGATTCCGCAAGCTGCAGTAAGCAAGGATTGGATAGCTGGCTTGATGATGTGCTCGTGACGTCGCACGGCACGCATCATTTCCGAGTTGTCTGCAGCTACCTGTTTGGCGGTAGTAATGCCACCTTGGTCATCAAGCGCGTAAGCCTTAATGCCAAAGCCGATTCGCTTACCCAGCATCTGCAGAGCAGTCGATAACGCTTCACGATTCTCGTCTACGCGAAGGGATGGGTTGTATTCATACACGCCCATTTTGTCATCATAGGTGTTGCTTTTAACACCCAGGAAGAATCGCTTACCAGAAAGCATAGGCACCTGCGCATTGCCGTTTTCATCTTTGGTAAGCATTGACTCCGGCAGTGCTAACAGCTTGCGACCCATGATTAAGTCATCGCCCAAGTTGTTAAACGCCAAGTCAACAGTTTGCAAGGCATCGATAGCATCGTGGAACAATGCCACCCCCATTGGGCTGTAGTCCCAGTATGGATTGTCGAAGGCTAGGCGAATAAGGCTAAACGTGGGGTAGGGCTGTTTAGTGTTTACGCTGGTATTGGAATCGAGATAACCTGCTGGCACAAATTGCTTGCCCGTATCATCGAAAAAACCGCAATAGATCTGATAGTTTCCATCGTCACCGCGTTGATGAACTTCAATCTGACTGCACTTCTTGCCGTGAATATATACGGTGGCCAAGAATGCGCAGTCTATACAATCGTCTGCTTCCCATGAAAGCGGAACAATGGAGCGGGCATCGTAGCGCATGGGGCGAACCTTAAGCATGGGAGACTTGCCCATCTCGGTAAAGCCAGATACATGGAGCGCCCAGGCAGCAGTACCAGTCGAGCACATACGACCAATGGCCAGTGGTGCTCGGTCGTGCCACATGGTCACGTCAAGCCACTGTTCTAGCCAATCAACGGTAGTCTGGTCCTCTATTTCGTTGAGTGAAATAGAGGCGGTCTCGTTGTAAATCAAGCCAGCCATATCATCGCAGACCATAGAAGCAGGCGTGCAACTGCGTACCTTGATCTTGTTCTTCTGATTTGGATTCTGGCTATCAGGCTCTTCCAGCCAGTAAAATGGATTGCCTTCTTGCTGGATATAGCTCCACCAATTCGTGATGTAAGTATCCATCGGCGTATGCAAGTCTGCATTGTCATAGCCTAGGCTTCTAAGCCATTTGCTAGCTGCGCTATTAAGTCCTTTATCCATGTGTGCATCCTTTCGGCTTAAGGTATATCTGGGTCTGAAATGAGATCGAACACGGCATAGCGCACCGCGTCGATGGTGTGGTTGTCTTTGTCGGGATAGCCTAAGAACCGCCCGTCGTTTGGATCTTCTTTAGCTCGGTATCGGCTGAATTCCTGGAACGCCAGCGGGCATCGCTCACGATCAATCACAATGGCTTTGCGCTTCTGCAGCCAGCGAATGCCATCATCTACAGGCACACGCTTAGATGCGCCAATGATCGCCATACCAGCATGTCTCCATGTGGCTATATCTTTAGGCGCTGCGGCATCTGCTCGTATTTCGTTTTGCGGCTTGCGTTTGTTGTAGACTGGCTTGCCTTCATTGGTGTAGATTGGCTGGCCTTTATCGTCTCGATCAACTAAGTGGCGTTTAACCTCTCCAATGTTTATATCGTCCAAGGTCTCGGTATTAAACACCTCATCAATGATGTAGAGCGTGCGCGTCTTGCGGTCATAACCCACCATGAGCCATACGAACGGGTCGTTCTGATAACCCCAGTCAACGCCACAACGGATCCACTTGATTTGGATCCTATCTTCGTAGGTAATGGACTGCGCCACCACGTTTTCAAACACCGTACCAGTAAGGCCAGTTTCTTCGCCCATATATTCATTGGCATAGGCTTTAGCGTTAATAGATTTAAGTTGCTCGGCTTGCTCGATGAATCGCTTGCCAATGAATTCTTCTGGCACGTCTAAATAGCTAGAGTGGTGCACTAACTTGCCAGGCTCTTCAAGGCGTGCCTCCTGGTTAGTCCATTGCATGTCGTCAGGAGATGGATTGTATACATCGATCTCAAGCGAGTAGTCGCTACGAAAGACTGATTGGCGAACATTACGAGCATCTTCTGCGCATGCAAGCTGGTTGTATTCTTCAAGCAGTAACAGCTCGATTTTCGCTTTTGGATCCTCAAAGGTAATTGATTTAAGCTTCTCAGGTTCGTCCAGCCCGTAGAACAAAATCTTTTGCCCTGTTTTGTTGTAAGTAATCTCCATAGGCGAGGTGGTCTTGTCAAAGTCGCAGCCTTCACCAGGTTTGCCTACTGTCATACCGCGCTTAGCAATGGCCCACAGTACGTTTGCGAAACAAGACCTGCGCAAGGTATTAGCGTAACGTCTGCCACAAATCCATTGAGCATGAGGCCGATGTAAGAATACGTCTAAGATCTTTTGATAGGCATAGCTTGACTTAGTAGAACCACGACCACCTTTGAGCATAATGCGGTTAGCTTGTCCCAAATCAATAGCGCGACTAACCTCACAAAAAGTAGGCGAGATATTAGCCGATAGATCGTAGGGCGGCACCAATACACGAATGTCTTCAGTGTCGGTATTGGCTTTTACTATCTGCTTATCTACACCAGTCATGCGATTAAGTAACGCGGTGGATTCAATTAGCGCTTTGACGGCAGGAGAGCCTTTGTAAAGCCCGTCTTTCTCTAAGTCGGATACAGCTTCATCATTGAGCTTTCTCACGCGTTCTACGGCTAAATCCAGGCTCCATTGAGCTTTTTTAGCTGCTTCAGCACGTGCATTTTCTATCCGTGCCGCTATCTTGCCGTTTTCTATTAGTTCGAACGCTTTTCGGTTTACCGTTTCTGGTTTCATACGGTCACAGTTATATGCAGCGCGGTATGCATCGGAATAAGTCATTCCCGACACCACGCAGTCGATAAATTTTGCTTGTTTAGGGGTAAGTTCCATGAGTGCATAATCGGCTACGTGTCACGCACAAGATAAGAATAGCCAGCCCGAGGAGGTGGACTGACTATTCAGAAGGGAGATTATCGTAGGACTTGACCCCTACAGCTAGCAGTATTGGTGCAGTGTCACCTATAACGACAGAGAGCCGCACCATTGCTGGTGCGACTCTCTGCCTGTTTAGCGCTCCCTATCAAGGAGAAAAAAGAAAGGAGTGCAAGAAGGGGAAAACCAGGCGAAGGGAAAACCCTCCTTGCAGTGTTTATAGTGGGGCAGGTGTCACTCTGCTATTTTGTTTTACGCTGCTTCCATGATCTGCTTTTTGCTTTTTTGTAATCGACGTGAAGCGATTCATTTTCTTTATTCGGTTTCTTGTAGGTGCAAGAACGAAGTCCGTCAATGTGTTCATTTAATCCAGGCCTAATACCCTGCCACATTGGATCAAGGATAAAATCAATCCCTTCGCGTCGAGCATGTTTAGCTGCTGGAACAAAGTCACTATCTCCAGCGATGAGAACAATTTGCGAAACTTGTTTCTTGTAAGCTAAAGATGCTATATCTAGCCCTATGCGCATATCAACGCCTTTTTGAACGAAATCAGGTTCAAAATCAAACTCGGTCAGATCATCAACTGATATTTCTTTTCTTAGTAATTTATTAAGTGCTTTTCGCTTGATTCTGTAACCAGACTCTCGCTCTTGAAGTTCACCCATTCTTATAGCAACTTTTCGCTTGTTGGCTAATTCTTTAAAAAAGTCACAGCTCCATTTGTAATTGCTTGTTTCTTTCATGCTTATTGGTTTATTTAGCAAAGGATGATAGATGTTGCCTGTAAGCGGAGGGCAATCATAATAAAAAATCCTGTATAGCGTTGTATTTGGGCACTTATCGTCTTCGTTATATGCATCAATGTGCCTTGAACAATAAGCTACTAGTTCATTAGCTCTTTCTTCTGGTGTTTTATCCCCGAAGAGATTAAATGCTCTTCTCCTGTAAAATCCACCATCAACAAGAATTGCCATCTTTTCGTACCCATAACAGCTATTCATTTTTCCCTCCAAAATAAAAAGCCCCCTGGTTTCGAAGATTCCCTGATGTTGGGCCATCTACTTCCAGAGGGTCGCTTTAAATCAAGACGAGAACAAAGACCAAATACGGAGGTTTTATTTCGTCGTACCGTCATTTTGCATAACTTGAGTCAAGCTGTCAAATTTGTATTTGTAAATGTAATTGTTTTGTGATATAGGAACTTCCGATAGATTAGCTAGATTTTTTTGATTCCTTAATCACCTTCGCTCCGCAGTTCGGGCAGTAGTTGTTTTTGATCAGATAACCACCCTTAAATACAGCTCCGCATTCAGAACACCCAGCTTTCAATCGCCTGCATCCGTAAAACTCACAATCTTGCCAATAATCGAAACCGAAAAATTCGTTATCTTTATCGAGACATCTATCTTCGTCTTGCGGGTGAAAGCATTTACCGTGAACAATATGGCACGTCCGCTCTGGTTCTGGTTCGATTAGATCAGCAAGACGGATTTTCAAATCGTCTATCGAGAATATAGCTTTATCTATTCCAATAGCGGAACCTAGATTCGAAACCAACACAAAGCGAGTTGCTCTAACGTGATCCCATCCTTTTACTTCTTCATAATATGAAGCATGTTTTGTTAGATCAGCATCCCTTATATTTCGTGCCACCTCTCGGCGTTCTTCGTTAGTTGGCATCGCTCTCGTTCTCCTTAGCTTTACAGTCGTTAGAATCTAATAATTTCTCTCTGTCTTTTACAGCGATATAACCAAATCGAAGTCCTTTCTTGTATCCCTCTGAAAATCCTTTGGAATAACCAACGATAAAAAACACTGCCAAAGTCGGTAAGATGATAATCAGATATATTGCCACTTGAACAATTTCAATGTTTGGCATCGTTCTTCTCCTAATATTCTCGTGTGTTCCAGGCTTCGATTGCTTCTTGCTCTGTTTCGAACATCTTGCTTTCTGCTGAACATTTTGTGCAGGACGAAAAATAGCGAGCATATTGATAGAACGTATTAACAATCCGATTGATTTTCGCTTCCCCGCCGCAGAATGGGCAGGGCTTTAGTTTTTTTGTATTTTTTGAGTTTCATATTTCTACCTTTGCCATTCGTATTTAGTAAAGAAACACTTGCAAAGTTAAGCGTTTAGCCCCGCGTCACGAGTGCGGGCGCGGCTTTAGCCCGCACGCACGTCTTAACCTTTGCTAGTTTTGATTTACTTGAATTTATAAGGTAGGTAACTCTTATATATTTATATATAGTCTTACCTACCTAGAAGATGCTTACCAATCCTCTAAAGCCGCTTCTAGCTCAGGATCGTAAAGAGTCCCGTAACGCTTTCCTTCTACTTTCTTTGAGCGAATAGGACACCATTCGCATTTATCGGCTTTCACCCAATTAGCCACCGTGCTCTTGCTTACCTGTTTGCCGTCGACCTCTGGCATACGCTCTACAACATTCTCAAGTGTGCGCTCCACTTCGTCGCGGTCGCATGCATCCATACCTTCACGCAGCGCCGCAAGCTTTTCTGCCTGGCGTGCGCTGTCTCGTTTAGCCTTTGCTTCACGACCACGTTCCCTATATGCGTTGCGTTCTAGCATCTCGCCTTCAGGTGCAGCATCGGTAAGCACGCCTAGATCATCGCGTCGGTGCATGGGGTAGTCGAACCATAGATTCACAGGCTCAAAGCGGGGGAATTCGCGCAGAGTACCTTCCACGCGCCAGGCGCTGCGAGACTTTACCTTCTGCCTGGCTGCATAGATGGTATTCAGCAATTCTTGCTCAAGTCCTAGAGGTTGGATCAGGTTCTTGGTGTCCGCCAGCATCTTGTTGGCCATAACCTGATCGTCAAGTGGAATTACCTCGCGCCAGCCATCTAGGTCATGGTGTGCATCTAGGAATTGAGTGCAGCACTCACACACCGCGGCATCTTCTTGTTGCTTGGCCAAGTCTTCGCTTACGTGCAGCTCGATCATATCGAGTAAGGCGTCAGGGTCACGGGCAAATACGCCAGAACCTGACGCACGATCCATGGAGCGTTTCTGCCCCTGGCTGCCTTTTGAGTGGTGGTGGCAGTAGATGACAGCACATCCTAGACTATCGGCTACCTTGTCGAAGTTATTACAGAACTGCGCCATCTGATCTGCGCTGTTTTCATCGCCCGTGATTACCTTGTAAATCGGGTCGATGATGACTGCTATAGGGTGCGTTTTAAGTGCACGCCTAATAAGGGATGGAGCCAGCTCGTCCATAGGCTTAGACTTGCCGCGCAGGTTCCAGACATCGATGTTGACTAGATTGTTAGGCACGGCTCCCATAGCCTCGTAGACATCGCGAAAACGATGCAGGCAGCTTGCTCGGTCAAGTTCTAAGTTAACGTAGAGCACACGACCTTGCGCGCATTCCCATCCAAACCACGGCAGGCCTTCGGCAATGGATACACACATACCGATTAAGGCAAATGACTTACCAGCTTTTGACGGGCCAGCGATTAGCATCTTGTGGCCCTGGCGGAGCACTCCATCAATCAATGGCGGTGCAAGCTCTGGCAGATCGTCCCAGACACTTGCTAGGCTTTCAGGCTCTGGCAGATCGTCGTTTTGCTCGTCTAACCATTCACGCCAGTCTGCCCATGATTCGCGGCCTATATTGGTAGCGATTAGCCATTGTTTCTTGCCATTGCGCATCACGCCAGGCATGCGGGACAGACGACTTGGATTCTTATTCTGAGTATCAAGCTTAAGGCCGTTATCTCGGCAGGTTTGATATAAGAAGTCTACGCGCTTGCGGTACTCCTCATAGTTCGGAGCATCAACATGCACGATGGCATGCACGCTCTTGTTGCCAGAATGAACCATAGCGGCAATCGGTAGTTCAAGCGATCGCATGATGGCTATCTGTCTAGATGGTGCCATCTCGTCTGATTCCACAAGCGCATAGCGAAACTCCGTTACGTTGTCATTGCGTACACCTTCGCCATCAAGCGGGTTGAAGCGAATCCACGCACCAGCATCCGTGTTGTTAAAACCGATAGCGCTCGACAGATCCCCGTTGTACTTGTTTAGTCGCGCAACGATATCTCCTGCAGTTTCGGTATGCGGGCCTTTGCCTTGCGGGATCCAACGACCGTCCTTATCCCAGGAATCGACTACATAACCGACTACTTCTTCAGACGAAAACAACGTCTCTAGATACTTCACCAAATCGCGCCAGCCTAACCATTCTTCTCCTGGTTCTTCTAGCTCAGCATTCTCAACCCATGATGGGTCGATAATCTGGTAAGTTGGCCTATGAGTATCTGTATTCTTTGGTAATTCTGGTCTTGTGTCAGGCTCGTTGTCGATGACATAGCCTTCCCAGCCGAGGTCTTCTCCTAGATCGTATTCTGGCGGCTCCCAGCCGACCTTCCGAGCCATATCAACAATGGTGCCGCCTGCGACGTCGTTTTGTCGTCCTGCTTCGCTAAATGACGCCCATTTGCGCTCACACTCGCCTGAGTGGTAGCGTGGAGTGTCACGTGCACTCCACGCGTCCCATATCTGCCAGTCGTAGCCCTCGGACTTGAGTGCCATGCCAACCTGCACCCACTCAGTGTAGTTGCACGACCCTGGATCGATGGCATCTAGGCAGCTTTGCAAATCGTATCCCATCTACCTCAGCCCTCCTTCAGGTACAAAGGTTGCAGGCTCAAAGCGATCAGGCGTGCGCCAGCCATTCGCCGCAATGATGCTTATGATCTTATGAGCATCAGCATGAGACCATCGGCCTACTTGTTGGAATCCTCGACTTTCAAGTTGCCTAATTTGACGTGGTGTTGCGTAGCCTTCTTTTTGTCGTTTATATAGCTTGTCGAGCAGAAGCGAAGCTTTACCAGCACACTCAACCTCGTCTGGATAAATGCCGAACTTTTCCAATGCTTTTAGCTGTTTGTCGGATGCAGGTGCCATTTCCCAGTCAAAGGACGGTGCATAGCCAACCAAATCGGCATCAGCGATAGACATCTCGAACTGCAGAGGGTCAACGAGCTTGCGTTTGCGGCTACGCATTGCGGCCAGTTCTTTTGCTAGTGATTCTTCGCGTTGCGCCACGACATCCTGCTGGGCTTTGTGTTTAGCTTCTTCCAGATCCACCATGCCAGGCGAATCTTCGATAGCCTTTGTCATGGCTTGTGCCACTTCATCATCAGACGCTATTAAGTGTGCTGGATGGCATAGGTCATGCCTCTCGGTCATCCATAGGAAATCGAGCACTAGAAGCTCAGTCTTGCCTGTCTCGGGCGATAGGCGAGTGCCACGCCCCACCATCTGACAATAGAGACTACGCACTTTAGTGGGGCGCAATACGATTACGCAGTCCACGCTCGGACAGTCCCAGCCTTCGGTGAGCAGCATCGAATTGCAAAGAATAGATCCAGGACCAGCTTGATCGAACCAATCCAAGACCTCTGTGCGGTCTTTGCTCTCTCCATTTACCTCACGTGCTGCAAAGCCCTTATCGGCTAAGATATGCGCGAACTTTTGGCTAGTAGCCACCAAAGGTAAGAACACTACTGTCTTGCGCTCCATGCAGCCTGCAGCAAGCATCTCATCGGCTATCTGCTCTAGGTATGGATCCAGCGCAGTATCGATGTCTCCTAGAGCAAAGTCACCGTTGGAAATATGCACGCTGGAAAGGTCGAGCTTGAGCGGTATGGTTTGCGCCTTGATGGGGGAGAGGTATCCCTCACGAATAGCGCGAGGTAAGGTGTATTCATAAGCTATTGAATCAAAGTATTCCCCTAGATTTCGTTTGTCTCCTCTGTCGGCGGTAGCGGTAACTCCTAACACTTGAGCACCAGGGAAGTGCGCCAATACCTGCTGGTAGCTATCTGACAGTGCGTGGTGAGCTTCGTCTACTATGATTGCGTCAAAGTAATCAGGCGTGAACTTAGACAAACGCTTAGGTCTCATCAAGGTTTGCACGCTACCAACCGTCACGCGAAACCATGAACCTAGGCTTGTTTGCTCAGCTTTCTCGACCGCACAACCAAGACCCGTTGCGTTGGCTAGTTTGTCGGCTGCTTGCTGGAGTAGCTCACTACGGTGTGCCAGGATAAGCACACGTTTACCTTCGTCTACTGAATCTTTGGCCACCATCGAAAACACGATTGTCTTGCCGCAACCTGTTGGCAAGACAAGGAGCGTCTTGCGACGCCCCTCATTCCACTCGTTCTCAATTGCTAATCGTGCTTCTTCTTGGTAAGGCCGTAAACTTACGGCATTCATTACAAGCTCCAAGGGCTACCAGTAGTGGGATTAGTGAACTGTTGGGGCTGTGCTGGTATTGGCATAGCGGTTTGCGCAGGCTGCGCAGGTTGCTCTGCAACGGGTGTTGGCTGCTGTACTGGCTGGTAACGCGCTGTCCATTCTTTGTAGGCTTTTTCAGCATCTTGTGGGCGGCAGTACTCGTCTACATCGTTGGTCTTCTGCTTGTTGCCATTCTTATCGGTATACTCACGCACTTTGATCTTAAGCCAGCCCTCCTTGTCTTCGACATCGTTCCAGTGCATCTGCATGCGGCCCTCATCGTCCCTGGTAAAACCAAGACATTCAAAAAATCGAGCGACGCGCCACTGTGTTTTAGTGTTAAGCATAATGCGATCAGTAATGGTTGCTTCATGGTCTCCTACGTTTACTTCTAGAGTAAGTTTTGCGCGAGAACACGATGCCATCTTGGCCGATCCTTCAAAGCGTTCCTTGTCGAGCTTTTTTACGCGGAAGGGATAGTATCCTGCTTCTAACAGCTCGAAAGAGGGACCATCGTCAATAACGTAACCTTCCCAGCCGAGGTCTTGGCCTAAATCTACTTCTGCCATTGTAGGATCCTTTCTAGTTAAATGGGACTTCAATACGGTTTGCCTTGACTACTTCTAAGATTTGCTGCCAGGACGGCACGATGAACCCATTGATGTAGTCTGGCGGGAAGTTCTCGGGTGGAGTGTCGATGGTGAAATGACCATGATCTGCAGCCACCTTACGAATCTCATCGATCGTTACGCCGTCTGCCTGCATAAGTTGCAATGCTGGGTTCCAGAAGTCTGGCAAACCGCCCTCAGATGGTGCTTCAGGTGTCGCTTGTTCCACTTGCTGGGGCTGTGCTTGTTCTGGAATAGGCGCTTGAGTTTGATTCGTCTGGTTTTGTGGCTCTGGCTGCGTCACTTGGTCAACATGTGCAGAATTTGCACACGTTGCTTGTGTAATGTAGGACGCGATCTGCTGGTAGTCGAAGGGTAGCTCTGCAGGCAGCCCCCAGCGATTCTTGGCATCCCAGCATGCGTTGTGCTGGGTGTACATCACGCGCTTGTTACCACGTGCCTTAGCCTTGCCGCTGTCCGTCTTTTCGACCACGGTCTTGTAATTAGCGAAGAGCACTACGTCTGCCCATTCTTTGACCATGTTGGCCACGGATTTCTTAGGCGTGTCGATGAGCTTTAACTGATAGCGGTCGTAGGCTGCAGCTTCGTCAGGTTGCTCAAACTTGCGAATCATCGAATGAGCCACAAGAACCACATTGATCTGCTGCTCCACGATGTCGGAGAGCATGTTTAAGAGTTTGCCGAATGCCTCATACACATAGGTGTAGCCTGCGCCATAAGCGAAGTCTTCAATACCGCTCTTCTGGCGCTTGCTGCATACCTCGTTGATGCAGAGGCGTTCTGCCCAGTCGATCGTATCAATTACAAGCGTTGAGCATAGACCAGGCGTATCACGTACATACTGGACTTCTTGTAAGAGCATCTGCCAACTATCAGGAGCAGGGAGGCGCCTTACGTTCATAGTGTTGGTGGATCCTTCGGTGTCTATGAATAGAGGATTTGGAAACTGCGATGCGAACGTTGACTTCCCGATACCTTCTACGGCATAGATCACCAACTTAGTGGCGGACAACATGGGGCCTTGTGAAATATCAAATTGCATAGCTAGCACCTCCTAATGTTTTGCGACTGTCAGACGGACTTGCGCTGATGCGACAGAAGTTTTGATGCATGCTTTGTAGACATCGGGATACTTCTCGCGAATAACGCTTGCATTTAAGCCAGTCCGAGTGGTTGGCCTTGTTACCGTGACCGTATGGCCTTCAGGGGTAATGTGCTTGCCACCTTCACCAAGTTCTTCTTTGATGGCGTCTTCAAGCTCTTTCTTCTTGTCGGTGAGGGTATTAATACATGCCTTGGTGTTGATGAGATTGAGGACTAATTCATTAACTTTTGCTTCGTTCATTTAAAGGCTCCATTTCTGCTCGGGTTTAACAGGGGCGGTGGTATTAGCAGTAAGTGCGGTAAAACGATCAACTGGATCTGGAATAGGGCTACCAGTTGCCATGGCAAGCCCTGGGGCATTAGCAAAGGCAGCGGTAGTATCAACGGTTGAGGCAAGAGGCATACCATAGCCATCCTCAATGATGATCTGGCAAGAATCGTCACTACCAACGCGAGTGCCAATAATTTGCAGGCCTTCCGTCTGTGCCCAGGCACCAAATTTCGCAAGTGTTTGTGGGTCAAATTGCTCAAGCTTGTCTACCAGCACAAACCCGCAGGTTGGCTTTAAGGCACGAACAATAGCGGTAGCTACACGAAGCTGCTCGGATCCACTCATACAGTCCCAGGCTTGACCGTTATAGGTAAGCTTGCCCTGCTCGACATTAAGGCCTGGCAAAGGTAAATCGGCACCGTCCAAGAGCGCCATACGTTTGGTGCGTACTGCGTCGATCTGGTCGGTGAGTTCCTTGTATTGGCCATCCAGCTCGTCGGCTTCGGCAAAGGCATTTTCTCGAGCTGCGTTAGTGCGTACCTTGGTATTAATGGCATCAATTTCTTGCAGTTTGGCCTCGATTTCTGCCGTGCTTTCATCGCGCAGTTGTTCGACGGTTTTGTTCGCGGTGTCGAGATCAGAGCGTGCTTGTTCAAGCTGTGAGGTGGTCTCATTAACCTTCTTGTTAATGTCCTCTGCTTGTTGCATCAAGCGGGCGAGCTGTGCTGCCAGATCTTTACAGAGGGAATCAAGTTGCTGTGCCTGATATCGCTTCTGCTGATTTTCGCCATTATGTGCAAGGATTGCTTGCTGTTCCTGGATAAGTTCGGATGCGCTGATCGGTGCATTAGGCGCATCAGGGAAGTAGGTCATATCTTCTGCAGCACCGCGCTTCTGACGGGCGAGCTGACCAAGTGTTGTGCGCTGATTATAGAGATGCTCTTCCTTTGCCTCGAGCTGAGTAAGTTCATCTCCAATACCGATGATTTGTAGGAGTGTTTCAGCCTTTTCCTTGTCAGATGCATTCATGAATTTCGGCAGATCCAGAGCGAGCTGTTCTAGGAAAGAGTCAAGCAGATTTTGCCCTGACTTATTGCCTGATGGGTCGGTTACTTTGAGCGAAGAATTGACGCCTTTACGTTCAACTACAATTCCGTTAGACAACTCTACGCGTAGACGCGGATCAGTGGTGGATCCTTCGCGTTTGGCGTTACTGGGTTTGAAACGGTTGCCACCTAGCGCCCAGGCGATAGCATCAAGCACGCTAGTTTTGCCTTGCCCATTGCGACCACCGATCACAGTAAGGCCGCTTTCGCTGGGCTTAAGTTCTACTGCTTTAACACGTTTGATATTTTCAGCTTCAAAGCTGGTGATTTTGATAGATTGGTCCATATTTACATCTCCTTCGATTCGGGCGCTTTTACTTGGGCGCACTTGTCGTAGAGTTCTTTTTCCCAATTACAGGGCTCGTAACCGTCGACAATGTAGGAAAGAACTGGCTCGAAATAGCTGCGGAAGTTTTCGTACTGACCTTGTGAGGTGCATTTACCGTTGTAGATTTCGGTTGCCCACATACCGTTTAGTTTTGGCAGATTTATATAACCAATAGATTTAGCAACCATACAGAGTGGTTCATGCTCATTGATTTCAAATTCATTGAGCTGAAAACTTTGAAATATAGCCTTGTAGAGTTGTTTCTCTACGTTAGGGCACGGATCGTTGTTCTTTATTTTGCTAACGATCCACTCTTTGCGATTTTCTGCTGCTTGATTAAGCTGTGCCCTGATTTCATCTAGTTCCTGCTTGCACTTAGCTTCTGTAGGATCTTCGTCCTCTTCAATCGGGACAAACATTTCAGCAAAAGCTTTACGCTCAAAATCCCATTCGTGGAGCACAAATACTGCACCATTAGCCAATGATTTTTGGTAGTTCTCTGCCACGAAATCAATCTGGCTGTACTCAATATAGGTACGGTATTTATAGCCTTCTGGTTGGTGCCCTACGATCTTCCAGCCACGCTTTTTGATTTCCTTGCGCAGTACCGAATATTCAAGCTTGCGCTTCTTTTGGGTGCGTAGATCATCAGCAATCTTGGGCCATTCCTTCTCGGTGCAGTTGGTCAGCCTTTCAACCGCTTGCTTATCGTCGGCGAACTCATCAATAGCCAGCAGGCGATCCAGGCTCATATCCTCGGCAGCATCGTCAACCAAAAGCATTGCATGATTTACACGAATGGCTTTTCCTTTGCTCCTGGTTGCCTTGTCGACTGATTTCGGATCCACACCGAGAAGCAGCATTTGCTGTACTCCGCGAGACTTTTCGATATCGGATAAGGGCTGCTTATCATCGGTGGCCATAGCTGCCACAAGTGCGTTAGCTTCGTCGAAGTCCTCGCAAACGTTAGCGGTAAACTTTGAGAGTTTACGGCTCTGCATAGCACGGTAGCGGCGCTCACCGTCGACGATGTGATAGATGCCTCCATCACGTACCAGAATAGGCGGGATGAATGGCTCACCAGGACGCTCTTTATTAAGGTCGAAACTGGCAGCCAGCTCCTTAATGCCCTCGAATTTTTTACGAGGGTTGTTTTCATTGGGGTAAACATCGTCGATGCTTACGACTTCTAAGTTCATAGTCCCTCCTTTTGAACTATGACCAGGCTTTTTATTAAAAACCGTGATTCATTTAAGAATTAATTCTTGGATTGGTGCCAAGCTTTTTACGGATACGCTTCAGACGTGTTTTGTTAGCGTCGATATCCAGGTCTAGGCACTTGATTTCCCAGGCTTCAAGCGCAATGGTGTAGCGCTCTTCTTCCTTGGCGTACTTGTAGCGATTCTTAGGTGATACCTTCATCTTGGTTGGCTTAGGTGGTACACGGCGCTTACCGCGACTTGATTCTTCTTCGTCGTAGATAAGCCGCTGTTCTGGTGTTAGCTGCATCAGCGCATCCGATACGCGCCACTCGCCATCCATGAGATTTTTACGTTTTGAGCACACACGACACTGACCAGTTTTAGGGGATACGGTTGAGCGCCATTTAGCACAGACGGGGCACCATTTGAGCTTGGTTTTAAAACAGCGAAGAGATACGCCTAGATGACGAGACATCCAATCAACGGAATTCTTCGACCGCTTTAAGTGTTTGCAGATTTCACGCATGGGTAATACGCCAGCGTTATCGCGCAAGTACTTAATGTCCTTGGTGCTCCAGTCGATACGATGTGCTCCTTTACGCAATGACCTCACCAGCTCCAATGAGGTAGTAAAGTCCATGCAAGAAAGCACAGCGCAAGTGATCGTTAGTAAGCAGCTTTTGACCCTCATAGACAAAACGACGTTGTTCAAGCAAATCCTTCTGGTTGGAAAGGTTGCCCTTGGTACGTGGGTTTAAAACTTGCTTGCTTGTTTGAATTACAGGCATTTCACCTGCAGATTCAAGGCCACGTAAAAGATAGCCCACAAGCCACGGGGTTTGGTGCGATGTGCTTTTGGCAGTACGCATACCTGGATAGGGGACAAAGCCTTCGATTACTACTACTTCATGGCCATGCATGACTAAAAATTGTTCGAGTTGTCGCCAGATGTTTTGACAACGAGAATCAAGCAAGTTGTTGTCAATGCCGCATGACTTGGGATAGTGAATGGTTTTGGCATCGATGACGCGATGCTCATTCATGTATACAATGCCAGTGTTGGTGGTGCCTGGGTCAATCGCTACGATACTAGGCATGATCTACGCTGCCTTCCTGGCCTCTTCGTGTAAGCCGTCTAGGATTGCATCTTGATAGCCTTGCTCGTAGCCTTCGTTATAACCGTCTTCGTAAGCGGCTTTATTCGCCTTGATGATGAAGTAAACCGCGATAAAACAACCAATCACCAAAATGCTAATGAACAGATCGCCTGGCTCAAGATATAGTGCCCCTACTTGCATGACGGTGTTTCCTCCTTGACTGGAATGCGCCACAGCTTCCCGAACTTGAGTGCAGGAATACTTCCGTCACGGCAGCGGCGAAGCACGCTATCACGACTTAGACGCAGACGCAGTGCAAGCTCTTCTACCGTGAGGTAGGTGTATCCTTCGGGTGCTAATGGTGTATACTGCTTAGTGGTTTGGGAGCCCTGGCTATTGCTGGGGCTCGTTTTATTTGTGGCCATAGTTATTTCTCCTAATTATCTGGATGATTGACCTTGTAGATGCTCATATCGTCATAGGCTTCATCGCGCCAGATGTCCTTGAAGTCAGTGCCGTAGCCGTAACCATTGACTGAGAAATTGACCCTGTTAACGTAGCGATAGACAATGCCGCCAAGTTCGAATGATTTAAGATCACATTCAAGAGGCACGATAGAACTGCCATTAAATAGAAACTTGCGCGCAATGCGATTCTTGATAGAGTGTTCGGTTTCTTCATAGCCAGCGCCTTCTTCGGCGTCGGTGAATTCCAGGATGTTCCTGGTTAGCTGGTTGTAGTTGCCCATGATTTACCTCCTTACTTGTGCTTCTTGTATCCTGTAATGGGAGAATTACTAGGACTAATGAATGGATGCTTGATGACCGATCAATTGACCGAGAAAGAATTAAGTGAGCTCAAGCTCTTAATAAATAACGAAGAAGAAATAACTCAATTCGCATTAAAAAGAACCGAAGATAAGACCTTGAAAGGTATGTATATGAGCCTTTGGAAAAAGGAATATCTTCAGGGTGTTTCTTATACGAATAATGAGTTCTACGTTAAACGTCTCAACCCTTCTGCCTACTGGGCGGTAGAAAAAGCCCGAATAGAAAAAGAGGAAGAGGTTAAGAAACTTGAAGAATCAAAACGACAACGAAGGTTCGATAGGTTTTTCTCGATAGGATCTGTTCTATTTGGCTGGATTCTTGGTATATTCACGCCTGTGTTAACCGCATTTGTTAGTACAGTACTTTCGTGATAAAAATTGATACCATCGAGAACAGCCATCCGCAGATTACGCCAACGATAAACCCAAACTTCCATTCTTTGTCGCTCATACTTACCTCCTTAACGAACTCGTTCGAACAAGTCGTCCATGTCTAAATCAAATACGTCAGCAATCTTCCAGGCATTCTCTAAGCTCATGCCCGAGTCTGCATCTTCGTAAGACTTGATGGTCGTCGCTGGTATCCCAGTTGCTTCTGCGAGATCTGCACGACTCATACGACGGCGCGCTCGATTTGCACGAAGACATTCGGCTACGTGCTCTTTGTTAAAGCTCATATGCTTGCCTCCTTTCTTTTGGTCAGAATATGACAAAAACAAGAATAATAATAGTCGGTATTTGACAATAGTCAACAAGATATAGACAAATTTATTGATAATTTGGTCAAATTTAGATAAGATTCTGTGCGTGTTGAAGGAGGACGCAATGAAGACGCGACTTCAAGAATTTAGAAAACGAGCTGGCTTTAAAAGCGCAAAAGCTTTCGCTGAAGAAATTGGACTTAGTGCAAATACATACACAAATTACGAACAGGGCAAGGTATCTCTTACGCTTGAAAAAGCTTGGGAGTTCGCAGATATATTTGATTGCTCGCTCGATGAGCTAGCGGGCAGAAAACGTCCACCAAAACAGTATTCAGATCAAAGACAGGTCGATTTGAATACCAATTACGAGGCTTTAACTAACGAAGGAAAGGACGCGGCGCTCGGTGCGGTGAGGGGGATAAGAGCATCGGAAAGCGCGCGAGTTGACGAGGAGGGGCCTGCAAATAGTGAGAAAGTAAGTGCTTAAAATGGGTATTCTAGATAGGCTTAGAAATTTGAACAAAAACCAACCTGATGTCTTTCAAGAGACTTGGTTTGAAAAATGTAACAATGCCTATGGTTGTTATCGGACAAGAAGCTCTTCTGATGCAAATACCGCGAATTTGCATATTGAAGAAGGTATGAGTATTGAATGGATTGAAAGGTTTCCTGATTTGCCATTCAAGCTAGCAAATGTAAAAGCCTATTATTATTCTGGTCCCAAGAACGTTCTTCTGCTTGATGATGCAGATATATCGTTAGCGTATAACCTTATAGCTTCAACAAAGCCCATTTTCATAGATTCATATAACTTGGTTCCAGAGATACCAAGGATAGTTTTTAGAAAAGTCTACATTGTGCCAGGAGAGGATGATCCGCTTAATTCTAATTACATGTTTTTAATGGCTCATCCTTTTACTCCGACTGGAAGAAATAAGAAATATCCAATAAGTATTCACGCAGATTATTCAGATAGAAGCGGAAGAATATCAATCAGGGCTTTTGTTATGGGCGATGGAAATATAGGAAAAGTTGAAATAGGAATTCAAAAAGGAAGTCAGCCTTATCCGATATGGTCCATCTATGCAAGGTTGGAAGACTCTGGATTGGTAGTTAATCGAATAGCTAAATCAGATAGCGACGGAACAATAAAAACGATGTTTACATTAGGAAGGTAATTTAAATGCACCCAACAATCGAGTATTCCTTGTTAGTGGGTACACAATACCTTTTGATTTTCAGATTTGATCTTATGGCTTAAAGAATCTGTCAAAAGTTAATCAATTTTAATCTTTATAGAAAGGAGAGAACAATGGAAGAAAAAGGAATTCAGTTTAACTTAAATGCGGAATTAGAAAAAAGAAAAGGAAGCTATTCGAATTTTCAGACGGTAATTGATGGTGATCAAGAATCGGTCCTTGATTTTTACTTTATTGATCAGTCAGCTGTAGACGATTCGGGTCAAACTGTAAAAAATGGGATCATGGTTTCTCGAATAATTCTTACTAAGCATGGACTTACTGAACTGAAGGACATGTTAGTAAAACATATCGAGAAGATGGATTGTAATGATGAAGGAAAACTATCAGATTAATTGGACGACCAATAAGGACCACGACAATCCAGAAAGTATATATCTGCCTTCTTTTGCTACAAAATCTGGCGATTCAAAACCTAGTATTCTTTATCTTTATATGGATGAATCAGGGAATTTTGACTTTGGAGAAAAAGGAACAAAATATTTCATCATGACATGTGTTGTCTGCAGAAGGCCATTTACAGCATGTCATGATCTCATGAATGCTAAATACGATTGTTTTGAACAGGGAATAGTTATAAAAAAGTTTCATGCTACTGATGACAATAACGAAACAAGAAAAACCGTATATGGAATTATTAAAAAGGAGAAACACAAATATAGTGCATATTCAATTTATATAGACAAGGATAACCTGCGCGATGATATGAAAGATGCCGGGAAGCTCTATTATCAAGTGTTTGAATGGATCATCAATAAGGTTTTCGAATCGGAGATAGATAGTAGTGTAAAAAAGGTGATAGCTGTAACTGACGATTTGCCAAAGGAAGCAAAGAAAAAGCAGATAGCGAAGCCGCTGAAGCAGTTTTTGAAATCGAAATCAAAACAATTTGGAATAGAAACATGGTTAGAACATTACCCATCAGAGAGTGATTTTAATCTGCAAATTGCCGATTATGCATGCTGGGCTTTCATGAGGTTAAAATCACAGGGAAAAGATTGGCCATACAGAACCATAAAAAGCATATTTGCACAAACTGGTCATCTAGAAACATAAACAAAGGAGGCCAAAAGACCTCCTTTGTTGACCAACTTACCTATCATTGACGGAAGAACCCCCTGGGTTCGTATCGGCAAGTCGGGACCTTTTTCATATAAAATTATATAGTTTTATGTGTATGGATGTAAACATACTACATGTTGTGTTGCGTTGGCTATCATGTTGCGCTTATTGAAAGAAATATCAGTTACATAACTGCTTATTTTGGCAGACAAACTCATTTGCCCGTCAAAAAGACAAACAAAAAGCCCCGCAAAACTTTGGCGAGCGAGCGGGGCAACCTCCAACCAGAAGGCTAGGTGAATTGTACCATGTCTAACGCCTCTAAGGGTTCCATACGGCAAATGGAGCCAAACAAACCGCGCGGCAAATGCAAAACTTGGCAATTACGTGTGCGAACAAAACTAAACGCCAGAACAGGAAAGTACCACGAAAAGTCTCGCACTTTCCATGGTAGCTATCGACAGGCTCAGGCAGCATTAGCTGATTTCGTGAATGAAGTAGAAAATCAAGCAAGCTCTGCACCAGCACGCAAACTTACCTTTGAAGAGTTGTGTAACGAATGGATTGAGCATCGCTTGGCCATGCGTCAAATTGCTCAAGGTACAGCGGAAAAGAACCATAGCTCCCTCAATGCGTTATGCAGACACATAGGGAAAATGCCTGCCAATAAGCTTGAGCCATATATGATTACTGATGCTATAAAGGCTCTCTTATCTGGAGATAGTCCAAGTGGTATGCCTCTTTCGACCACTTATGTCCTTATGGGTATACAGGCTGGTAGTACCATGTATAAAAGCTACGCAATGCCAAATGGTATAGCATCTAAAAACCCTTTTGATGGGGTGGAACGACCGAGGATAGATACAGAAGAACGAGAACCGCTCACAGAGCAACAAGAAATAACCCTTATGGAGCAATGCTCACCAACCGAGAATCATCACGCTGCAGTTGCTTTGGCTTTGTATGGCGGATTGCGTAGAGGCGAAGTTGCTGCGCTTGATTGGAAACACGTAAACCTTATTGATGGCGTTTTATTACTTCCTGATACAAAAGGTGGCAACAAACTTACTGCAGTCCCTATGCGACCTAAGCTTATTAAATTCTTACTAGATTGGAAGGAATGCCAGGCTGAACGCATGGATAAATACGGTGTGGTGCAATCCGATGAAACGGCTGTGTGTGCTAATGATTTAGGAGATAGTTTAGATAAAAAAGTATTGGGCCGCTGGTGGCAAAGAAACAGGGCTCGTCTTGGATGTGATGGTGTACGTTATCACGATTTAAGACATACATTTGCTACCAATTTAGCAAGGCATAATGTACACCCAAAAGCCATACAGGAGCTCATGCGCCAGAAGGATGATCGTATGGCTATTAGAGTGTATACCCATGTAAATGTTCAACAGATGCGAGATGCGGTTTTAAGGCTTGAAGATTAGCCACAATTTTAGCCACAAAAATCCTTCCAGAATCTGCTTTCAGTGCTGTACCGTGATTTTACTGCATGTTTGACCTGCGGTTATTGCTTTCAATGATTTGTGTACTTTATATATAAGATGCCTTCACACGGTGGGGGTCGCTGGTTCGAACCCAGTAGCGCCCACCATTAAAATGCCTGGTCAGAAGCTTGTGTGCTTCTGGCTTTTTTGTTTTCACGGAAACTTTCTCAGTTTTGCCCAACTTTTGCCAATGAAATGGCCAAGGTCTATCCTAATTTGTTTACTGTAGCTACTAAATTTCCCTATTTAATTCTAATTGGGGCTATAGGAAAAAATGTGTTGCTATAGACCCTATATAAGCCC